CGGATTATCTGAAAAGATCTACCTACACGCCGAAATATCTGCTATGATAAAGGCTAGGGAAGAGGCAGACAAGATCGTTGTGGTCCGCCTAGGCGGTCATTCAGGCAACGAACTACGCCAAGCCCGCCCATGCAAGATCTGTGAAGCATACTTGCGTCACACATCTAGTATCAAACACGTCTACTATTCAGAGTGGACTAACAAATTCTCTTACGAATACTGGGGTTAATCCCAATCTATAATTATGAAGAAATTCCAAGTTGGCGACAGTGTGAGATTTATGGGTGGAGTAATTCCCGAGCAAGTACGTTGGGCTAATGCCGACTATCCTAATGATCTTATCATTGATAGTGTCTACGTTGTGGAGTCTGTTGATAGTCACCCATCGTTTACACGTGTTACATTAGAGAGTACTCAAGGAGTATTCAATTCGGTTCACTTTACTAGATTATGAGTTCAATTAAAACTTTCACACAAACTAGCGATGGTCTCTATGATCGTCACAACTATAGGATTGTATTCAAAGGTGGTCGCAAAGAGATCTACTGTGAGTCTTGGGCAGGTGCCCAGGCTATCTGGTTTCAATGGGCAGCTATGCAAGCCATAGACTACATTGAAGTCTGTGATATCAAAAAGTATAAGCCACAAGGATTTTAATTATGATTCCACTTGCGATAGCTTGTGTTCTTGGTGGATGCTTAGATGTTCCTATTGGTACTAGTAGTGATACTGTACCCGAGGCTATAGCTAGAGAGTTTAGAAGACAAAACCCCAAACAAACAACAAACCCATCCTGCTATGTGATGGGTACATTTTATGTAGAATGTCCAGAGGTTAATTATGACTAAGAGTACTATCCACCCAGAACTAGAGATCCCAGAATGGGGAACTGAAGAGTATCGTATCTGGTGGGAATCACAATATGATCAACACGAAAGCCACGAACTACAACGGACACCCCCAATGTCTGTTTTAGAATGGGCTGACGGTTTCGTAGGCAAATAATAGACAGTCCCAATAGTGTCCACAGCTCCCCCAAGGGAGCTTTTTTGTTGTTATACTATATTCATACCAAACAAGGAAACACAATGGGCGCTGGATCACGAACTGACCATTACATCCAAGATGCAACCGAGCAAGATCTGGTTTATCGTATTCAGAGGGATCTTGTTCTTGATGGACTTGCATTGACTAATGATTGGGAAGAGAAGAAATATGAATTTGATACGCGAATTTCCGAAAGAAATATTGTCAGATCTTATGAAAAGAGTGATTATAAGAAATGTCTCGATAATCAATATACTACAGTATACAATGCACTGAAGAACTATCGACCTGGAATTAAATTTGATGTTGTGTGGATTGGTAAGGATGGTAGAAATGAGAGCAAGAAAGGTGATCTGATTTGTGTTTATGAAGATGGTGTAAATGCTTCTTATTCACTAAAAGTTTATAAAGACGGCATCTCATCCATTCAGGTTCGCAGCGGTACTTATAACTCAACATTTGTGTCCATTCTTCTCCACGAATACGCTATTCCTGGGGTTGGTATGTACACCAACCCCATTCCTAAAGATGAGTGGAAAACATATTGCAGTGGGGTATATAAAAAAGAATTTAGTAGCAGGTCTGATAAAGTCCGTGATGCTGTTCTTAAATACTTGGGGATGGATGATGTTCTCCCGGTTATGCATGAGTTGGATCAAATAAAAGAAGATTCTATTAATCGATTTAAAAATGACCCTAGCACCAGAAATATATTTGCTGAAGGTGTATCGGATGCTTGGGAAAGTCAGTGCTATTCTGCGGGACATGCTGCATCTTCATTAATTGTGAATTATCTTAAAAGTAAGAGATTTGATATGAAAGCATTTGCTCTTAAGCAAATTGGATTTTCTGGTGGAGAGGAGATTATTGCCCTATCCAAAACACAATGCATGATAAGCATTACTAACAAAAAATACCAGGATATTTCTTCTAGGTCTTTGTCTGAAGAATGTGTGGTGAAATATGATGTCAGAGGAAAGGGTATTGGTTTGGTTTTCTGTGATCAATCTGGGGATATTATCAATGTAAATATTCCATTTACCCTTAACAAGAATGGTGCTTGGTGGCAAAAAACTAAGCCCTTTGTGGGTAAGCGTCCTTATCCGGGTAAGGGAAAAGATGCAGGAACTATGCTAGAATATGGTGAGTGGAGACCTGAAAAGTCACAAGAAATGGCTACGAGTACAAACACGTATGTCGAATTAAAGAAAGCTGGAGTTGTCTAATGAAGTTTGATGTTGTCGTTGCTAATCCTCCATTTCAGGATACAACAAATAAGAAGAAAACCCAGCATAAGTTGTGGATAGACTTCACACGTCTAACTTTCAGCAACTGGCTAAAGGTTGGTGGGCATCTATTGCAGGTGTCCCCCAGCAGTTTTCTATCACCTTCGAGTAAGATACTCAACATCTTTCGCGGCAAGAAATTACACAAACTCAGTTTAGACACTAAATCATACTTTGATGGTGTTGGTAGCACCTTTGCAGATTATATTATTGAGAATAGTCCTAGTGAAGGTGAATTGACTCAGATTAGATTGTCTAATGGTAGTGTATGTAATACTATAATTGATGGTGATACATTCTATCTACCCAATGACTTCTGCGATCTATCACTATCAATTCATGGGAAGGTTATGTTCTCTCCGAAAGAGAAACTTAATGTGAAGTATGATTATGTGACCTGCCATAATGTGCAGATCCATAGGAATGATATCATCAGTAAGACAGAAACTTCAGACCATATCTATCCAATATATCATACAAATAATCAGGTCTGGTACTCCCGTGTGAGACAGGAGTGGGCAAACTCCAAGAAAGTAATGTGGAGTAGGAGTGGATATACTAAACCATTCTATGATGGTGGAGTCTATGGTGGTACCGATATGATTTACTATATTACAGTAAACAATGAGAGTGAAGGTAAAAACCTTGAGCACAATATTAAGAGTAAACTATTAACATACATTCTAAAGACTGCTAAGTGGTCTGGATTTGGAAATGAGAAGGTATTCTGTGGATTGCCATTGTTATCAGTAGATGGTAGAATGGATGATCAACAGATTTATGCACAATTCGGTCTTACTCAAGAGGAGATTAACTATGTGGAAAAAAATTGCTGAATTGATGAGTGATCACCAATATATGGGTGAAATCACTCGTGACCAGTATAGAGTGAAGGCAACAGCAGAAGTATTCACTCCTACGGAGTTGGTCATTAGACTATTGTCTGATGCAGATGTCTCTTTATTTGCACCAGGTAAGACGATATTAGATCCTGCTTGTGGTGATGGACAGTTCCTCTGTGCAATCAAACATATAAAGATGATTAATTTTGATATGAGTGAGGAAGATGCTCTGAATGACATATATGGTGTTGATATTATGAGAGATAATGTTGATTTATGTATTGCTAGACTAGGTGGTGGTAATATTGTTATGGGAAACACATTGGAACCAACTAAGAGGTTACCTAATCAGACCCAAGAAGAGTTATCTACTATGATTAGATGGTTTACTGATTCCAATACACTAGAGTCTTTTTTCTGACAATTGTCAATCTGTCCACTCTACCCCCAATGGGCTCACTGATGCCTTACAATAACCACATACCAAACAACCACACCAATGGCTGACTTCTCCGACTTCGTTGCTACTCGCTCCGACACCGAGCAACAGCAAGCCACCATCCTAGGCTACTGTGAGACTCTATGTCAGCTATTGACCAAGGATGCCCCTGATAGCCACACATTCACCGTTGAGACGGCACGTAAGTACCACAAGGTCATTATGACCACCCACGGCACTAACCGTAGCATCCACGCCTTTGTGGATGTAAAGGATGGTTCGGTATATAAACCAGCTTCATTCAAGGCACCAGCCAAGGGCATCCGCTACAACCTCCTAGACCCCATCAGTCGTGAGAAGTGCCTCACTCGTGCTGGCTGGTGTAACCACTACCTCTACAACCGTATCTGATATGTATATCCTACCCATCATCATCATTGCCTGCCTCACTACTGGTGAGTGCTTCAAGTCCAACAGTACAGCACCCCAGGTACGTGAGCCAGTACCATACGGAACAGCCCTAGAAGCTCCCCGACGTGGGATGCGTGACCCCCGAGTAAGGAACTAACTAATGATTGATTATTACAGCTCAGACATAGACTCGTTTGACTTTAGAAAAGCCGAACAACTTGAACAAGACATTTTAGAGATGATTTCTAACCCCAACAAAGAGTATTATCACCACAGCTCTCCTGCTTGGAATATTGCTGCACTTCTTGTATACTTGGAGGATAGGGTGGACAAACTAGAGCGGGACCAGGAGGACAACTCATGACTGAAGCACTACAACTTGCCGAGAACCTTGCCTTTGATGCCTATATGAGGTATCACCGCAACAGAATGACCCTCTCAACCTCTGATGTGGACCAGCTCCGCACCTATGACGTGGTTGACCGTGGTGAGAACTTTGTTATACTATATAAGAACGGTATGGATGCTGGTAGGTCCACCATCTACGCTACAATCAATAAGGAGACCTGTGAGGTATGTTCGAACTATATTTAATTGCAGGGCTTGCCCTGACGCCCCTAGAAGCCTCTGAGAGCATCAATGAGTTCTGTTCCCACGTCGTTGGTATCCCCCACGCTAGCGACAACTTCACAGATGAAGAGTGGGAACGTTTTGTATATTGTAGAGAATCCATAAGAGTACCAAAATGAAAAAAGCATTAGCATTACTAGCAACAGCAACATTAGCAACAACAGTAGCACTACCAGCAAAGGCTGGATATGGCTGGGATATTACACATAATACTAGGTTTGAGTTTGTACCAGTCAAAGACAGAGAAACAAAGGTAGTAAACCATAGTATTTCAACTGGTCTTAAGTTTGTGTGGACACGATATGATGGAGAAAAGTTTATGTATCCTATCATACTAGAACATAAGGGCAATACTTGTGCTAGACCACCAACACCTCCAGGTAGTAGTCATCTAACTGTATGTGTTGATGAGAGTTACTATGTTATAAGTCCTAAATGGGAAAGGAGAGGTTACTATACCAATGTTGAATTGATGTGTGACCGCCCAATCTATGTTAATGGTAAGAGTCTTCACCTAAAAGCTGCTTGTAATTACTTCTTACGTTCCACCTTATAAACTGTCCACCTGACCCCCATAGGGCACCTAGATGCCCTATACTAATTACATCGATTTCAATCAATGTCTTTTCTCTCCACACTTAAGAAGTACCACATTCCATTTGCGTCAGGTTACTCTAGTGACATCTATATGCGCTATGGTAAGGTCATTAAGGTGCTTGAAGATGGATGCTATGAAGACACACTCAAAGAAGTAGCACTACAGCAGACTGCTGCTGATGCTGGACTAGCACCACAAATCTATAGTGTGTTTGAGGTTCCTGGTGCTGTTGTTATTATTATGGAAGCCATTGATACTGATAAGTTCAAACAGGTTGTAGAGAATACTCCTATTGGTTATGACCCCATAAGACTAGGTGGGTTGGATGATAATGCTATGATGCTTGGCTCTAAACTATACGCCAACCTAATCAAGGCAGGCATCATCCACGCTGATTTCCACGTTCAGAACTGGTTGAGGCGTGGTAATGAGGCAATTGCGCTTGACTTTGGTGTTGCTGACTATATCCAAGATGCTAGCTACCGACACCTTACAGTAGCTGTGACCACGCTCACACCCGCTCTAATGGCTCTCAAAGAGTTTGAGCTACTCTATGAGATGAGTGAGTGTAGCAGCTCCTGTGAGCTACGTGAGATGATTAGGAAGGCAGCCAATCTCATTAGTGACCACTGAACACCCACAGGGCACCCAAATGCCTTATACTATTCACATAAGCAACGGACACCACCAATGAGTAAGAACCTTCACTTGGACCACCCAGAAGACCTCATCTTGAGTGGTGATCTATCGGTGCTTGATTGGTTCTCTGCTATCTCACATATCAGTGTGAAGATGGATGGAGCTCCGGCAGTAGTCTGGGGAACCAATCCAGAGAATGGTGAGTTCTTTGTGGGCACCAAAAGCGTGTTCAATAAGCAGAAGATAAAGATAAACTACACAACAGAAGATATTATTGCTAACCACCCTCAAATTGAGGTGAGGATTATTCTTCAGACTATGCTAGACCTTATGCCTAGAGATGGTTGTATCTATCAAGGTGACTTCATAGGTTTTGGTGGCGGCAGTGTCTATACACCTAACACAATCACCTATGACTTTGGTGAAGAGGTACAGTCATCACTCATTATAGCTCCACATACAGAGTATCTACCTGCTTATCCAGGTGCTCCTATCAATGAGCACGTATCTACACCTATCATTGAGACCTTTGAGTCTAATGATGACGTTATGTTCGTTCAGCCTACTGTTGATTGTACTGAACGCTTTGTTGATTCAGTTGAGTCTATCCGTAAATCAGTTGAGAAGTCTAAGTTCCTAAATGATAAGCAAGCCAAAGAGGTTCGTATCATCCTCAACGCATTCATCCGCGA